AACCTTGTTAATCCTGCGGGTGCTACGCGCACGGGCGTGAAGGCTGCGAGTGCTGTAGCGGAAAAAGCGGGGGAAGCGGCGCGTGACTTCCAGCAATACAACCAGCAGTTGGCTGTTCCCGGTGCGTCGTACATCCGTCGCCCTGCTGGTGGAGTGTTCCCAACGGCAAAGAGCGTGGAAGACGAGCCAATATCTTCGTTGGATACGGCAATAAAAGGTTATATAGGAACGTTAGACCTTATTAGAGCACCAGCCGAAAACAAAGAAGCGGCAAAGCAGTTTATTGATACAAAACTTCGCGACTACTTTAAGACTAAGGCAGGCAGCATATCGGATCCTTTACGCGAAGCTTTGATTAGTGGCCGCATTAAACTTCCAAAAGATTCTCCGTTAGAAGAACAATTTCCACAAGCCCTGATTAATGCTTCAAGGGCAGGCGATGTTACGGCGATGAAGGAAATAGAAAAACGTTTTGACCGGATGATGAATGTAAGTAATTTCCGTGTTCAGCAAACAGGGGCTGGGTTAGACGACAACAGGGTGGCAGCAGAGGCGTTTAAGCAGACAATTTTGCAACAGATGAAAGCTAATCCAAACATTATTCCAGATGAGTTTTTGTTGCGATTGACTAAAAAGAATGCGGATCAATTGCCTCCTAAAAAAGCAGCGGAAGAAGTTGCCAACATTCGGCAAAAGTTGGCGGATAATCCAACGTTGTTTAACACGGTGCTTGAGCCAAAAATTTCTCGTTTGATAGATGATCAATTAGTTGAAAGTGTAAGCCCAAGTAGCGTTGCTCAATATGCGGATCTGTATCCCGCTTTAGCAAATGCACCAAAGCGGCAAGAAGGAATTATGGCGTTACAGGCAGATGTGCCCATTACGGATTTAACGTACATGGGTATTCCCGATGCATTTGGCATGCAAAGGTATGAGTTTGCACAAGAAATAATGAAAATGGATCCTAAAGACCTTGCACAGATGAGCGTGCCTGAGTTTTATGCTAAAGCTCTCCCATCATTTGCAAAAGCGGAAGTATTTAAAGAAAAAGTTCGCACAGTCGACAAGTTAGCCTCAGCAAAAAAACCCGTTCCTCCTGAACTTGGTCAGTTTGGCACTAAGGAATTTTTGCCAACTGATTCAAGCGGTATGACATGGCGCGAGATTACCGATCCAAAAGCTTCTTTAATTCAAGCAAAGTTTTTGGGTAATTCAATAGGCGGCTATGCGGAAGCTGGCACATATGGTCCAATGGACAATGGTATTAATGCGTTAATAAACGGAGAGGTTCGCCTCTTTAGCCTGTACGACAAAAATGGGCACGCTGTTAACAACGTTGAATTTGTGACGCCCAAGGTAGCCAACAAATTACCACACAAAGCAAACACCATTACCCAGATGAATGGCAACGGTGTTAGAACAGGCAACGTGGTGCCAGAAGACTATGCAGAACAAATGTTAGATTTGGTCAATGCATTAAACCCTAAAGACATACCGTTCAGCATTAAGCAACTATTTCAGGACAAAGGTTTGATTGTTGCTCCCCCTCCTCCACCACTAAATGCAGCGCGCACAATTCAAATGAATATGTTCCAACCTCCCGCGCAACGCGCTACTGGGGGTATGATCGAGCGCCAACCCAACGATAACCGCAGATATCTGTAAGGACACAACATGCCAATTGAAAAGAACATGACAATCGACGACTTGCCTGAGGGCGATGTCGCCGTTGAGATGGAAGATGAGTTGCCCTCGGATATTGACATTGAGTTTGATACAGAAACCGGTGAAGTTGTTATAAACATTGGCGCAGAAGACGATGATGTTGCCTATGACAGCAACTTAGCCGAGATCATTGAGCCTGATGTCTTGCAGCTTATCTCGTCTGACTTGATGTCGTTGTTTGATGCTGACAAGTCTTCACGCAAAGAGTGGGAAGAGCAGTACAGCAAGGGCATGAAGATGCTGGGCTTCACGTTTGAAGAGCGTACCAAGCCGTTCAAGGGCGCGTGCGGCGTGCAGCACCCTCTGTTGACAGAGAGTATTGTTCAGTTCCAAGCCCAAGCGCTTAAAGAATTGATGCCCGCGGGCGGGCCCGTGCGCACGCAGGTGCTGGGCAAAGAGACACGTGAGAAGTTGATGCAAGCGGACCGCGTGCGTGACTTCATGAACTATCAGATCACGACAGTGATGGAAGAGTACACACCTGACTTTGATCAGTTGCTGTTCTATGTTGGCTTTGGTGGCTCGGCATTCAAGAAAGTTTATTACGATGAGGCCAAGGGCCGCATGGTAAGTGCTTTGGTGCTGCCTGATAACCTGTATATACCGTATACGGGCTCATCTGTGATGAGCGAATGCCAGCGGATCACGCACCGCGTTCCGATGTCCACCAACGATTACCGCAAAGCAGTGATCCGTGGTCAGTACTTGGATACAGCGCAGATGACGACTGCGGCAGAGACGGGCCAGAGCATTATCAAGAAGGAAACAGACCGCACTACGGGTGTTGATCCTACTGGCGTGGAAGAAGAGATCTGTTTGCTGGAGTTCTTGGTTGATCTGGACATCCGCGGCTTTGAGCACAAGGATGAGGACGGCGAAGAGACAGGCATCAAGCTGCCTTACATCGTCACGATTGACGAGATCTCTCAATCTGTTGTGGGTGTACGCCGTAACTGGAAAGAGGGCGATCCTCTGTTTGCGCGCAAGCAGTATTATGTGCATTACTTGCTGGTCCAAGGCCCCGGAGCGTATGGCTTGGGCTTCTTGCATTTGGTTGGTGGCCTTACTAAGACGGCTACTTCTGCACTGCAGCAATTGGTGGACGCTGGAACGCTGGCTAACCTGCCTGCAGGCTTTAAAGCCAAGGGTGCGCGCATTGCAAACGACGATACACCGTTGTCACCCGGTGAGTTCCGCGACATGGACGCTGGTGGTGCGGAGTTGTCTGCATCTTTGTTGCCATTGCCATACAAAGAGCCAAGCCAGACCTTGTTTGCGCTGCTTGGTTTCTGCGTAGACGCTGGTCGCCGTTTGGCAAGCATTACCGACATGCAAGTGGGTGACAGCAACCAAAATGCGGCTGTTGGAACGACGATTGCATTGCTTGAAAAAGGCAGTGCGGTCATGTCTGCGATTCACAAGCGTTTGCATTACAGCCAGCGCATGGAATTTCAATTGCTGGCTAAAGGTTTTGCCGACTATTTGCCTGCTGAGTACCCATACGATGTGCCCGGTGAGAGCCGCAGGATTAAGGCAAAAGACTTTGATGACCGCATTGATGTCTTGCCTGTTTCTGACCCCAACATCTTCTCTGTTGCCCAGCGTATCACGATGGCGCAAACGCAGTTGCAACTGGCTCAGAGCGCACCGCAGATGCACAACATGTATGAGGCCTATCGCCGCATGTATGAAGCCATTGGTGTGCGTGATATTGACACCATCTTGAACACACAGCAAGTGGACAAGCCAAAAGATCCTGCAAGCGAGAATGCACAGGCGCTTGATGGCTCACCACTCAAAGCTTTTGCCGGCCAGCAGCACGATGCTCACATCCTGACCCATATCTTATTTGGTATGAGCCCGATGATGCAGGGTATGCCTAACGTGGCGGTTACTTTGCAGAAGCACATCTTTGATCACATCCGTTTGAAGGCGGAAGAAGAGGTGGAAGCAGAGCTGTTCCAGCAGTACGGCACGGATCCTGACCAACTTATCTCATCTTTGCAGCGTGAGGCGATGATTGCAATCAAGGTTGCGCAAGGTTTCCAAGAGGTCAAGGCTTTGCAGAACCAATTGATGGGCCCACAGACTGATCCGCTGGTTGAATTGAAGAAACAAGAGCTTGGACAGAGCGCTCAGCGCGATCAAGCGAAGCTGCAAATGGATCAGCAGCGCCTTGGCCTTGATCAACAAAAGGAACAGGCCGATGTTCAGTTTGATACGGCACGTTTAGCACTGCAACAACAGGCTGCTGCACAGAAGAATTTTCAAGATGCCATACGAAATGCCCAACAAGGAGCAAAAAATGCAAACCAAAGCAACAAAAAAGACTAAAAAAGAGCCTAAAGAGATGTCTGGGTCACCAAAAAGTGTAAAAACACCACAAAATGACCCACGTGTAACGTATGTTTACCGAAAAGATGCATTCAAAAAGGTAAAATTAGCGTAAAAGTGTGCATAATAGCCACGTAACCTTCGGACAGGGGTCTATCTGTCTGCTTCATTGGAGTTATCCATGCTTGAATTTGCAGAGAAAGTCATATTTGCCATTCGCAGGCTTGAAAACGAAACTAAAGACTTCGTTAGCAGCGGCAATGTCAAATCGATGGAGCAGTACAAACATTTGATGGGCCGGTTAGAGGGTTATGCGTTTGTTCAGGAAGCCATACAGGATGTCTTGAACAAGAACTCTGATCTATAAAGGACCAAACAGATGGAAATGACTGCATTAGAGAAGCGATGGGCTGAGGAAGCGGTTGAAAAAGCCGCCTTTGAAGCCGCTCTTGCTGAGGCTGCCAAGATTGAAGAGGCAGAAGAAGAGCAACGCATCGAAAACATCAGGGAACACCTTCCACAGCCCACAGGTTGGCGGATTGTTGTTTTGCCCTACAGAGGCGCTAAGAAAACCAAGGGTGGCATTGAATTAGCCGAAGAAACCTTGGAACGACAGCAACTCACTACCACTTGCGCATACGTTTTGGCCGTTGGTCCACTCGCTTACAAAGACACCGACAAGTTTCCGGACGGTCCTTGGTGTAAAGAAGGCGATTGGATCATTTTTGGTCGGTACGCTGGCGCACGTATGGGCATTGATGGCGGAGAGATCCGTATTCTCAATGATGACGAAATTCTGGCCCGTGTTAAGGACCCAGAAGACATTCTGCACATGTAAGGAAGCATATGACACAAGTAATGAACGATTCGCAGCTTGAGTTTGACCTCGGGGCAGATGAAAAGGCTACAGATGTAACCTTTGACAGACCTGAGGGCGACGAGAGTCCTGCGGCACCTGAACCAGAAGCTAATATTTTCCAAAAGCCTGAACAAGATTCTGCTCCTAAGAATGAATTGGATGAGGTTAGTGAAGGTGTGCAAAAACGCATCTCTAAACTCACCGCGCGCATGCGCGAGGCCGAGCGCCGTGAGCAAGCAGCCCTTGAGTACGCTAAGGGCCTGCAAAACCAGACTCAATCTCTCCAGCAAAAGCTTGTACAGACGGATTACAGCCGCCTGAACGAAGCTAAGACACGTCTTGAGACCCAGCAGGTGCAGTTGCGCCAAATCATTGCCAAAGCACGTGAAGAAAACGATGTCAACACTGAATTGGAAGCGCAAGAGCGTTTGTCTGCGTTAAGCGGCGAGCAGCGTCAAGTGGCAGGTTGGTTGCAGTCTCAGCAAGAAACAATTAAGCAACAAAATTACCAGCAAGCGCAACCAGCCCCTGCTCAGCAACCTCAACGTCCCGCACCCAGCCCTCGTGCAGAGGAATGGGCAGAACAAAACTCGTGGTTTGGACAAGACCGCGTGATGACTTATGCTGCGTGGGGCATACACCAAACACTTGTTGAACAAGAAGGTGTTGACCCAAATTCAGATGAGTACTATACTGAACTTGACAAACGAGTTAGGAATACTTTTCCAGACAAGTTTAGCCAATCCAGACAACAGCGTTCCGCGCCTGCTGTTGCCCCTGCCGCCCGTAGTTCGGGAATAAATAGTGCGCGCCGTACTGTCCGGCTTTCGCCGAGTCAGGTTGCTATAGCAAAAAAACTGGG